CTATAAAAAGATGTGAGGCCAGCATTGATGTAGTTGAAGCCGCAAAAATCAGAATCAGGAATGTATTCAGAAATGGTCTTCCTGTATATATGTCCTTTAGCGGTGGAAAGGACAGTTTGTGTATGGCACAGCTTGTAATGAATATGATACAGGCTGGCGAAATCAATCCGGCACAACTGATAGTGCAGTTTATTGATGAAGAAGCCATTTTCCCCTGCATGGAAGATAAGGTAAGGGAATGGCGAAAGAAATTCATGTTAGTTGGAGCAAAATTTGAGTGGTTCTGCTTAGAGGTGAAACACTACAACTGCTTTAATGAACTGTCTAACGATGAAACATTCATTTGTTGGGACAGATATAAAAAAGATGTTTGGGTAAGGCAGCCTCCGGCATTCGCAATCAGAAGCCACCCGCTGTTAAGACCTCGGATAGATGCATATCAGGATTTTCTTCCAAGAGTATGCTCCGGGGGAATAACAATCACAGGCATACGGACAGCAGAGTCCGTTCAGCGGTTACAAAACATTGCAACTATGCTGAGAGCAGGAAAGACCATGACAAATAAACAGCAGGTATTTCCCATCTATGATTGGACAAACAACGATGTGTGGCTGTACCTTTTGAAAGAAAAGGTGGATATACCGGAGATTTACCTGTTTTTATGGCAGTCCGGGACACGCAAGGGGCAGCTGAGGGTATCACAGTTCTTTTCAATAGACACCGCCAAGAGCCTTGTCAAAATGAATGAGTATTATCCTGACCTTATGGAAAGGATAGTCCGTCGAGAGCCGAACGCTTATCTGGCTTCTCTTTATTGGGATAGCGAGATGTTCGGCAGGAATACCGCAACGAGAAAACAAAACGAAAAGGGAGAGGCTGAAAAAGATTATAAAGCCGCCCTCCTGGAACTGTTTTCCGATATGGATGGAAATTTCCAGACAAAGCATAAGCGGTATGTAGCGGAAAGATACCGCAATTTCTTCATGAGTGTATCGGCTATTGCAGACAACAAGGACTGCAAGGCAATTTACGAAGGTCTTTCCTCCGGTGATCCAAAGCTCCGTTCATACAGGGCATTGTATCAGAGAATCTATGGTAAATATATCACAGAGGCGAAAAAGAAGGAGGGATTGCCAAATGGATAACAAATTATATAGTCCGCTGTCTACTCTCCAATGGGTGGACCGCAGCATTGTAAAACCGAATGATTATAACCCAAACAAGGTATCAAAACAAAATCTGGAACTGCTGAAACAGTCCATATTAGCCAACGGGTGGACATTGCCCATTGTGGTAAGACCGGACATGACAATTATTGACGGTTTCCACCGCTGGACAGTAGCAGGAGAAGAGCCACTGAATTCCATGCTCGAAGGCAAAGTTCCTGTTGTTATTGTAGAGCATAAGGACAAAGCCGGGAACATCTATGGCACTGTAACCCACAATAGGGCGAGAGGTACACATTTGCTCGGTCCTATGAAAGCGATTGTAAAAGAGCTTATGGATGAGGGAAAGTCAGTAGAGGAAATCGGAAAACAGCTTGGTATGAAACCGGAGGAAATATTCCGTCTTTCAGACTTCTCCAAAGAGGACTTCTTGAAAATGATGATAAAACCTAATCAGGAGTTTTCAAAAGCAGAGTTTATAACGAAGATTTAATGTTATTACAAATAATATTCGTAACGGAAACAGCGAGGGAGTGTATGCTCCCTCTTTTTGTTCCCCACGAAACAAAAACGAATAGGAGAGAGGTGGTGATATGCCGAGGGCACCAAGCGAAAAAGTAACACAAGCCGAAAAAATGTTCAATGATGGAATGGCAATGGTTGAGATTGCAAAGAAATTAGGGATTTCTGATGGAACTGTCCGTAGTTGGAAGAACAGGTACGGATGGGGAGACAAGTCAAAAAAAAACAAACGCAACGTTGCGAAAAAATCAAATAGTAAAACTGCAACGTTGCAAAAGAAAAAGAAGGGCGGTCAACCTGGCAATCAGAACTCTAAAGGTGTATCTAAAGGCAAAGGGAATCCTCACCCATCGCCTGATAATACAAAGCATGGAGGATATGTTCCTGTATTTATGGATGCTCTGGATGAGGATGAGCAGGAACTTATTGCAACAGTTCCAGAAGATACAGAGGCTCAACTTATGGAGCAGATACAACTCTTTTCTATTCGTGAACGCAGGATATTGAAGGCTATCAATAAATATCGTGACCAAAAGGGAGACGTTGCGGTTTCCAGCGTTTCAAGGTTTGAAGAAAAGCGAGCATTTAAGAATAAAGAGGATGAGGCTGAATATGATAGGCGCCAGCAGGAAAAGGCTGACAATGGCGAAAAGCTGCCGGGTAAGCCCTACAGCATTCAGACAAATACCAGTAACAAGGATATGATTATAGCAAGGCTGGAACAGGAACTTTCCACAGTTCAGAGTAAAAAGACAAAGGCTATTGAGGCATTGTCTAAATATCGAATGGAGAAAGCAAAGATGGAAAGCGAGAGTGCCGGTAACGCAGCTGTTGATGATTGGATTGCAGCTGTTTTGGGAGAGGATGTGGATAGCAATGAATAATAATTCAAAGACATTGCGGAAACGATTCTTCCAGAAAAGGATACCGATATACAGGAAAGACCCTGTTGCATTCGCAAGAGAGGTATTGCTGTTTGAGCCTGACGAATGGCAAAGACAAGCATTGATGGATCTCGCAGAAAACCCCAAGGTTGCTATAAAATCCGGGCAAGGTGTTGGAAAGACAGGTATGGAGGCTGTTGCGTTGCTATGGTTTCTATGCTGCTACCCATATCCGAGAATTGTCGCAACTGCTCCTACCAAACAACAGCTGCATGATGTGTTGTGGTCCGAAGTGAGCAAATGGATGAGCAAGTCTCCTTTGCTCTCAGAAATCCTTAAATGGACAAAGACATATATTTATATGGTCGGCAATGAAAAGCGTTGGTTTGCGGTAGCTAGGACTGCTACAAAGCCAGAGAATATGCAAGGCTTCCACGAGGACAATATGCTGTTCATTGTTGACGAGGCTTCGGGTGTTGCTGATCCGATTATGGAGGCTATACTCGGTACTCTCTCCGGAGAGAATAATAAATTATTGCTGTGCGGGAATCCGACGAGGACTTCCGGCACATTTTTTGATGCTTTTAATGCTGATAGGAGCCTGTATCAATGTCATACAGTATCGTCTGCAGACAGCCCAAGAACGAACAAGCAGAACATTCAATCTCTCATACGCAAATATGGAGAGGACAGCAATGTGGTTCGTGTCAGGGTAAAAGGCGAATTTCCAAACCAGGAAGACGATGTATTCATTATGCTGTCGATTATTGAGCATTGTTGTATGTTGGATTTGCCGGAAGATGTTCCCATCAAGAGAATATCGTTCGGCGTGGATGTGGCTAGATATGGCTCGGATGAAACTGTAATAGCAAGGAATGTTGGCGGCAATATCACGCTACCGATTATGTTCCGGGGGCAAAGCCTTATGACAACAGTCGGAAAGATAGTTCAGTTATACAGAAAGACGATAACAGACTTTCCCACATACAGAGGAAAGATATATGTGAATATCGATGATTGCGGTCTTGGAGGTGGAGTTACTGACAGGCTGGAGGAAGTTCGGCGGGAGGAAAAGCTGAACAGAATGGTAATTGTTCCTGTGAATGCAGCCGGAAAAGTCCCTGATGAAGTCATTGGAGACGGAAAGACAAAAGCCTGTGACATTTACGATAATCTTACAAGTTATTTGTGGGGAACTGTTAAAGACCTTTTGATAGCAGAGGAATTGAGTTTGCAGAATGACAATGAACTGGTCGCACAGTTCTCTTGCAGGAAATACAAGCTGACGAGCAGAGGAAAGATATTGCTCGAAAGCAAGGAAGAAATGAAGAAAAGGGGGATTGATTCCCCAGACAGGGCAGATGCGGTTTCGCTATCGTGCTATGAAAAGAAATTATTCAATATTGGAAGTTTGGTAGATTAGGAGGTGAGAAAATGCAGGATAAAAAGCAGGACAAGAATAAGAGGGCTGACGGATATAAGAATCTGATGAATAAGTATGGCACGCAGGATGATGTGTCGGAGCAGTACAGATTTGAGAGCGAGGCTCCAGTGACAGATATTGAGCTTACTCTAAACTATGAGGAAAATGGTCTTTTCTCAAAAATCATAGACATTCCGGCTGATGATGCTGTCAGCAGCGGATTTGAATATGGACTGAATGATAAAGACCGGGAGACATTCATAGATGATTCGTTAGACGAGTTAGACTTCGAGAGCAAGGCATCCGAAGCCATCAAATGGTCAAGACTGTATGGCGGTGCTTTAATGGTAATGATAATTGATGATGGCGGAGAGCTGGAAGATCCTGTTGATTGGGATAACATCCGAGGAATTGACGAACTTCTGGTATTTGAAAGACCTTTGGTTACACCTGATTACAACAGTATTTACAACCACAATCCAAAGGACAGAAAGTGGTCCAAGTTTGGACTGCCAGAGTTTTATGATGTTTCCCCTATGTATGGCTCTCCATTCCGAGTACATGAAAGCCGGTGTCTATTGTTCAAGAACGGAACATTGCCACAGTCAAGTTCCAGGACAGAATATAGGTTCTTTGGTATGCCTGAGTACACGAGAATACATAAATCCTTGCAGGAAACAGTAACATCACATGGTAATGGTGTTAAGCTGCTCGACAGGGCGGTACAGGCGATTTACAAAATGAATAACCTTGCTTCTCTCTTGGAAACAGACGAGGGAGAAGATATAGTGCTCCGAAGGTTGCGTATTATCGATATGGCAAAGGGTATTATCAACAGCATAGCGATTGACGCTGACGGGGAGGATTACGATTACAAGACAGTTACCTTTTCCGGAGTTAAGGATATCATTGATTCCACCTGCAATATGCTGTCTGCAGTTACGAATATTCCACAGACTAAGTTGTTTGGCCGTTCTCCTGCCGGGGAAAACGCCACCGGCGAGGGGGATATGGAGAACTATTACACTTTTGTTGGGAAAATACAGAAGTTAAATCTCAAGAAGAATCTCGGAACGCTGATTGATATAATATTATTGGTCGGCAAGTACAAGGGAGAGTTTGACGAGATTCCTGATTACAGGCTGAGTTTCAAGCCGCTATGGAGCATGAGCGAAGCGGAACAGGCTGGCGTGGATCAGACAAAGGCTGCCACAGAATTAACCAAGGCACAGACCGCACAGGTTTATGTCGATATGCAGGCTTTGGATTCCTCTGAGGTCAGAAAGCGTCTTGCGGAAGACGGAGAGTTTACTGTCAATGATATTCTGGATGAGGAGGAAGATTGGAGCGAAATGGAGGAAGAAACTCCGAATAAAGGGGAATCTGCTGAAACATCCAATACCGCCTTATCTGCAACGCCTACCGATGGTCAGGAGCAGGACAACATGGAAATGGATGAAGTCACTCCTACTGGTTGCGGTGTTATCGTGATTAAGGACGGAGAGGTGCTGGTCGGAGACCGAAAAGACAATGGGCTTGTATGTGGTCCCGGAGGACACATTGAGATGGGAGAAACACCGGAAGAAGCAGCCATAAGAGAAACTCGTGAGGAATTTGGTATCAACATTGCCGAAACAATTCCGATAACGATAATCTCTGGTATGCCGGCTGAATATTGCCCGTCACAGGTATTCCTCTGTACAGAATACTTCGGAACACCTATTGCATTTAACACAGAGATGGAAAATGCGAGGTTTGAGCCTGTTGAGGAGGTCCTGAAGGAAAATCTGTTCCTGCCGTTTGAATTATCTATCAGAGAATTGCTGAATCAGTTGCATTCCATGAATCAGGATGCCACTAATGATGATGACTGGATAACAACAAAGAATGGCCGGCATATCGAACTCAATAAGAATGGCGAGGTTATAAAAGGCAATCCCAAGGCGATGGGACAGGAAAGCAAAAGCAATGAAAAATCCTTGAAAGCCGAGCAAAAAGGTGGTAAGGTTAGTAAAAGAAAATCTTTGCCTATCTCGAAGAAAGAGCGGGCAAAGGTAACACACGCCATCAATGATGTTTATCATGCAAGGTTTGACGGAAAATCAAATTGCGTTATCCATAATGGAAATTACACATATTTGTTTGAAAACCATGGATTTGATAACTATAACATCTACTTCAAAATGGCAATAGATGAGGAGGATTGACATGGAAGAATTAAGAGAAATGTTGAAGAAAGTTTCT